TTCTTCGTGATCTGCCTACGATGGGGTAAATCAATTTATTTTGACGTGTCTGCTCTTGAAGATCAGTTTCTAGGACTATGGCAAGCCAAGTTTCCGTCTATTCCGTTAGAACGGGAGTTTAGTGATGTCGAGGAATGGGAGCGTGATTTTCAAGAGCGCTACGCAAAATCTAAACGCTCAAAACGTTACAGAGCTGACTTCGCTCATCCAGAAAGTCGATGTATCATCGAAATTCAAGGTGGCACTTATATGCGCGGCAGGCATGTCAGTGGATCCGGCTATGAACGTGATGCGAGGAAATTCAACTTGGCGATGATGAGTGGCTGGAAAGTGTTCCTGCTCACTTCGACCACGGCCAAAGACTCCGCTTGGATTGAGATGATTGCTGCTTTTGTTGCTTCTCAATCTGGTCAGCCGCCTCTTCCATCAAAGCCTCAGCAACCTTAAGTTCATCATCTCGCAGGCTCATTGCCTGCCTGAGCTGAATGTTTTCCATGACCAACGCTTGAACGGCCTCTTGCATGTTGCTCCAACCTTGCAGCAGGTTCAACGACACTTCCTTCAACTGCCCCAGACTGTTGCAATCTTCAATTGCTTTCTTCTGGATAGACAGTGAAAATTCACGCTCAAGGCTGCGTTCAAAAGGCCCCATGTTCACCAAGCGTTTCCCACCATCGTAGTGAAGGATCACTGGGATGCTGTATTGCATGGCACTTTCTTTTTCCACTAGCGTAAATACAAACCGCCTCAACAAGCTGCTTTGGAGACGTGTGAACTCGGCGGAGAATCCCGAACAAAACAGGGTGGTTCTCCCGTCTTCTCGTTATCAAAAGCCTAGACGCAGTCGTAAGCATAAATTGAAAGAAGGTGAACGTGTGATTTTGCTGTCATTAACGGCTGGAGGGTGGATTGATTCAGGCTTCAGAGGCACAATTCGTTCGATAACATCTATCTCAGATTCGCTCGGTCGTTCCTGCCCTAGGGCGACTGTCGAATGGGATGAGGGGAGGACACATCCTTCTCACACCAGTACGCATGCACTGTCCAGGCTTCGGCTTTCCCAATGACCGACTTCTCTATCCATGATCCCCTTGACGACGGCATCAGCGCTTTGCGGCTGCTTGACTACATGGGAAGTTCAATTGACATCGTTAACGATGCGAGGCAAAGCTTTGACGCTGAAAGCCCAGAGTTCACCTCAAGGGACCAGAAGCTTCTCAATTACTTGGTCGCCCATAAACACACCAGCCCGTTTCGTGGAGTCGTCTTCAAATGGCAAGTGAAAGCTCCGCTGTTTGTCGCAAGACAATGGTGGAAGCATGTGATTGGCGGCACCTATGCCAATGATCAACTGGGCTGGAACGAAAAGAGCTTCCGCTATTGCGTGGCTGACACGGAAGAGTTTTATGTGCCTGCCAACTTCCGGCAACAAAGCAAGAGCAACAGGCAGGCGTCTGGGGAGCCTGTAAGCCCCGTGGAGCAGTCTGCTGCTGAGGCTGCCTATACAGACGCCCTATTCGCCTGCGGGATGGCTTACAGGAGCCTCATAGAGGCCGGCGTGTGTAAAGAACAGGCTCGTGGCATCTTGCCTGCTTGCACTTATACGTCTTTTGTATGGACTTGCAGCCTTCAAGCTCTGCTGCACTTCCTAAGCCTTCGCATGCCTTCTGATTCTCAAGGGGAAATTCGTGTGTATGCCGACACCATGGCGAAGATTGCAGAAGCTATTGTTCCCGAAGCATTTGATGCCTTCTACGCCAATGGCAAATCTTTTTGATCCCGTCAATGCCCCGGAGCATTACGCTGCTTCATCCATTGAATGCATTGAAGCCATCGAAGCGCAGCTATCGCCAGAAGAATATAAAGGCTTCCTAAAAGGGAACGTTGCCAAATATGTTTGGCGAGAAAAGAAGAAAGGGGGTACTGAGAGCCTGAGAAAGGCTCGATGGTATCTTGATCGCCTGATTGCATTGGAACAAACGAAAGATGATGAACTGCGCTTTGGTTAGTCAAAGTGCAGCTCCAAATGCCTGAGATCGTTTAGCGAAAAGGGGCCGTGTTTCGGCCCCTTCCTTTTCACTTGAAAGTGAATTGCTTGCTGCACAACGCGCTTGGCCGCCAGGAACTGCCAATACTCTTCTTGGTGGGTGTGAGCATCAATGAAAGAATTGGCAAACACCCAAGCGGTCAAGATTTCTTCACGGTCAGGCGTCCAGAATTTTTGCTGCCGCCACCATTCAAACACTGGAAGATCAGTCTTCTGTAAGTTGCAGCGTTGACAGGCTGGGGCCATATTCCAGCGAGCAAAATGAGGGCCGCCCTTGCTCTTAGGAATAATGTGATCGATGGTCATTTTGCCATGCCACTGGCCGCAATAAGCGCAAGCGGCTTGATTTAATGGCCCTCTCAATGGGTAGTCAGTATAAATTGACTTTCTGAATAATCGCCGGGCGTCAGATTTGCGTACTTCAATGAGGCTGTGGAGATAATCATCAGGCTCAAACGCAACAAACATGAAGCCCTCTCTTCAGTTGTTGCCTCTAATCTATTCGGAAAATGACAGCGTCGTAGAAGAGATAGAATGAAATCTGAGATAGGAGGAACACCATGAGAACGCAGCCCCTGGCTGAAGGACTGGCTAATTTCGTCGCTACGATCACCGCCGGCATGCTTCTTGCTACGGGAGGCATGCTCGTGGCAGTTGGCAACCAACAAGTGAAAGTAGCCACGCAAATTGAAAACATCACCGAAAAGCTCTCAACACTCACTGAGAATGTCACGGAGCTAGAGAAGCGAGTGCGCTCTCTTGAAATTCGCCGCTAGCGTATAGGCGACATTCACTGCTTTTGTCATGACTCCCGCTGAATGGTTTGTAATTGGTGCTGTTGTCGTTGGCGCCGCTGAGCATATCATTGCTGTTAGCCCTCTCAAGGAGAACTCCACAGTTCAACTGATCCTGTCCATCTTGAAGCGTGTTTTCCCTAACGCCAGCAAGTGAGCATGGATCCCTCTAACACTTGGGATGGTTTCTATAACCATGCCAAGAAGGCGGGCGCGAAGTTTCCAGAGCTGGTAGCAGCTCAATGGGCACTTGAAAGTGGCTATGGGCAACACTTGGCCGGTAAGAACAATTTCTTTGGTCTGAAGGGCAAGGGTGGATCAATGTCCACCACACAGGAATTTGTTAATGGGAAATGGGTGACCATTCGTGATGGTTTCATCGACTTCCCTTCTCGTGCTGCTTGCATTGAATACCTCATCAAACTGTGGTACTTCGATTACAAGCACTACAAGGGCGTGAATAGTGCGGCGACAGTAGAAGACGCTGCCCGGATGTTGAAAAGCGAAGGCTATGCCACTGATCCCACTTATGTGGACAAGTTGCTTCGCATTCTTCACGAAAAAGGCTATCTATCAAAGGCTAAGCGTCGTCCAATTAAGCTTTCAAGCGCTGCCAAGTATTACAAAGGGCTCAGCCATCAACTGGCTGCTTGGAATCACTTGGAGGACATCCTCACTGAAGAGCAGCTAATCGAATTTGCTGATCTCTATAGAGCCGACCCCTGATGACCAACAGTGCGCTGTTTAATGCCCTGGCTTACGAGCTGGGGCTTCTTTTTATTGACCGCTTTCCAGGCTTAATTTTTAAGGACTGGTTCAAGCGAATGATGGCCTATTGCCGAGCGGATTGGGCTGAATGGCGCACACAGCGCACGATGAAAAAAGTAGATGCGCAAAGCAATAAGATCATGCAGCAATGGGCTGAAGATCATCGCAATGCTCGTTCTAACAAGCTGGCAAAGAAAGCAAAAGAGAAGTTTCCAAATGCAAAGATCACGCCAGTGCCAGATTCCTTTGTGCCGTCAGTAATCATTGAAGAGGACGATGGGGACACCGCTCTTGGTGGCCCCATGCGCATCACTTGGCGATTGGAAGATTAAACCAGCTCTCTCCACCCCAGAAGCCCAGTGCCCTTGGTTGAGCTGTTTACCTGTCCCATTGTTTAGTCTCAATCCAGCAAGATGGTGTCTTCGCCGGAGGAGCCAAGAACATCTCCGCCAGAGACAAAGCCACCAGAAGAGGTGCCAAAGTCAATGCCAGCAGAAGTGGTGCCTGCGCTGAATGTGATCGTTTCTTCCTCAGCAGGTTCAGGATCTTCAATGGTGGGTTCAGTAATTACGACAGGCTCCTCAGGAGTAGGCTCAGGAGCAGGAGCAGGAGCAGGGGCAGGTTCGGGCTCAGCAGGAGGCTCGGGTTCTACATAGCCAGGAATTGGGAACAGCTCGTACAGGCCGTTGGCCTTCAGTGCTGCATACAAAGCATCGAGATCATCAGCAGGAAGCTGCATGCTTGCCAGCAGCTCTTCCATAGCAGCGCCAATCACTTTTTCATTGGGCTCGCCAAGCTTCGCATCAGCGAAAGCGGCAATCAGCTCAGTGACCAGCATGTTGGCGCCCAGATCAGCAGCAGCAGCCATTCGCAAGGTTTGATAAACCGAGCTACCCAGCAGCGCCTGCCAAAAGCCGCGATAGTTGGCAGCAGCTCGCACTTTTGCAATGCGACGTGTTTCAACCTCTTGAGGAGCAAGATTTAGCACGGAATAACGATCACCTTCCCAACGCACAATTTGCGTGTCAGGATCAAAAGAAGGCTTCTGGAAAGGCCCCGTATAGCCAGCTCGGTCAAGCTCAGCAGCAGTGAAAGACGACGTATCAGTGCGAGTCACACCGTCAATTTTTAGCCGCTTGGGCAGCGGACCAGGCTCACCATTGAGCAGGCTATACAGCAGGGCCATGGGTCAGAAAGAGAATGTTCTAATTGTAGAAAGCGATTAGCCGAGAGCCACCGCGAGACCAAGACTCACTCCAGCAGAGCCAGCTTGAATGGTCACATTGGAAGCAGAAGTGATGCGACCATAAGCATCAACTGTGATTTGTGCCACTTCAGTGGCACTGCCATAAGTGCCAGCACTCACTCCAGACGTGTCGAGACTTAGTGTGATGTCAGAGCTGAAGTTGCCGCCACCAGTCAGTCCTGCTCCAGCGTTTAGCTGGCGGGAAGAGGGGACAATTTCTGAATAACGAGCCAGGCGAGTGCCACCAGCAGTGGAACCATCATGAGCACGCAGGGTGTTCAGAGTGGTATCAAAAGTGATTTCTCCCACTGCACCAGTAAAAGAACCGTGCTCAGTAGAAGTGCCTCGACGAAATTGAACCTGCTTGGCCATATCAGTTACTCAGAAGACTCAAGGAGCTGCCCCAGTCTTCACTGGAAGCCACAGATTGTGTAACTAAACCATAGTCTACACTGCCAGTTTCAAAGCCAAAGTCCTCTAAATAGCTGTCAACACTGCCACCGCCGCCAGAAATGCTCACCCATTGACTACCATCCCAAACCTTCAATGCGTTGGTGGTTGTATCTAACCAGCCTTCGCCTACGGAGTAGCCAGTGGAGCCAGCAGCGCTCGCATTGGGAGCGCTGCCTCCAACGTGAATAGGACCAACCTTTCTGATGTCGCCATTGGCATCTTCAAGGAAAACGCCAAAGCTGGACTGATGCAAAACCACCGCAGGTTCGCCCAGCGCCAGTTGAGCGGCAGTGGGCCGCTTTTGCAGGACGCTAGTTCTTTTGAACTGAATGGTTTCGCTCATGCTCAGAAGGTGCCCCCGTCAATCGTCAAACCACTAAGGGTGACATTGATCAGCTTGCGAGCCGAAGTGATCACTTCAGTGCCGCCAATCTTCAATCCGCCAGTGGTGATGTTGATTGCTTGATTAAATGTCCAGCAATCAGTGGCATCCACCCAAGCGATGGTCTTGTCAGTGGTGCCCTTCAGCGTGATACCACCGCCATCAGCTCCCGCATCAGTAGGAGATGCAGTGGAGCCCAATTCGATGTTCTTGTCATCGATGGTGACGGTAGTGCTGTTGACACTGGTGACAGTGCCATTCACTGTCAAATCACCGCCGACCGTCAGGTCATTGGCAATGCTTACATCATTGGGCAGGCCAACAGTCAGCGTGCTGCTGCTGTTGCTCACTTCCACTTCATTAGCAGTGCCCTGGACTGTCAGGGTGCTGCCATCAGACACAGCGCTGGAAGTAGAGCCGTCGCTGACATTGAAGCTGGTGCTAACACTGCCGCCCAGAGCAATGGCGCTGCCGTTGATCGTGATGCTGTTATTAGAAAGGCTGCTGTTCGGAATGCTGGACAGCGACCCCACACCAGTGGAATTGTTGTAGCTGAAGCCGGTAGAAGC